AGCCATTGCGATAATTTCGTTGGTATTGTTATTATCATTGCTATTTGAATTATGAACAAATTGAGCAAACTCTCCATAGTTTTCGTTGCTCATAATATTTTTTTCAAGGCGGGGAGGAAACGCCATATCCGCCTCAATATCTCTAATTAGTGCGTTATTTGACGCAGTCGTAGAAACCGAACTTGGACTGTTCGTGGGACGCACCTCCACCCCCGACTGCCGGACAAATTCTCTGAGCTGCTGACTCATATCTACTATTGGGTAGTATTTTTTTTAGTAGTCATCGGTGAAACCAAGGGATTCTTCAACCACATCTAAACCGTAGATGACCGGTTGTTTTGGATAAGTTCTACCCTTGTAGTTGACGACTTCTTCCCTGACCTCAATGTCCCTTGAACTGAAAGGACCCGCATAGAAGTCCTGATTGAACTTGGGCTTGCCCAAATTGTTTGCTTGACAATGTTGATTGAATACCTGGATGAATAACTTTTGAGGCACAAAGAGTTCCTTTCCAAAGACAATGTTTGTACTTTCCAGGAAGTTGTGGAGTGTACTCGCAACCATAGCCACTTGCTTCTGGATCTTCTTGAAGTACTCTGGAACCACATTCCAGATATCTTTGTTCCTGTACTTATTTGAGTATTCAAGATACGCTTTGACACACTTGAGAAGAATGATGGGCAATTCTCTGTTCAACTTTTCATCAAGTTGTGGGTCGGCATCTCTTACCTGTTTTGAGAAGTTCCACGCCAAAATACGGCGGAGAACGGAACCGGAGTTATCCTTCCAGTTTGGAACTTCATTCCCCCCAAGGACCCCGGGAACATTCCACTCAATTGAGACCGCAGTCTTATTCTTTACAGCAACAGATACATCTTCACCTGAAACCATAGATTGGAACTCCGCCTGTTCCAATGCGAGGTCACCTTTGACCTCTGGTGCAATAAACATAAATGAATCCTTGATAGCTGAAAGACCAAACTTCTTTTCAATGTTGTTTGAAAGGGTGCCGACATCCTCATTTTCATAGAACTTTTTGAACACTTTTGTAATGAGGGTAGACTTACCTGAACGCGCGATACCCTTGAAGAATGGAATTACCTGCCAGCCATCTAATTCACCCACATCATAACAGAGACGACCACCCATGACATACGCCCAGTTACAGACTTCATCATCAAATTTTTGATACTTGAGAACGGAATCAAACCATGGTGTTGGAATATCTTGCCATCTCTCAATGTGAGAGAAGTCATCAAACTGTTGGTCAAAGTACTTACACGCAATGATAGTGGGATCAAGGCATCGGAACTCTTGACTATCGTATGGGTAGAAACAGCAATCATAGATTCCCTTGTCCGGAATCCATTCTTTTCCGACAAAGACACCATTTTTAAATGACCATACATGACGCCTCTTTGTAATTTCTGGAAACTGGGCATCAACACATTTTGTCATATTATCAATAACATCTCGGAAAACAGAGCCACGACTTGTAAAGTTTTTCCATGTAATGAAGTCGTCATCTTTTTGTGCGAGTGAATAGACAAACTGTTCAATGGTGAACTTTGGTTGCCAGGCGCGAGTTCTGTGTCCTTCCACTGTTCGGATTTCTTCACAGCACTGACCCTTGTATCTACGATAGCCAGCTTTGTATGTTTGATCAAGGGAGTACAGGAGACATTTTTGAAATGGTGTAGATTTTTCAACCTCATCTTCATCCATTGTAGATGGATCGCCGTTCACACTAAATTGTGGTTGAGCTGTTGGGTTATCTACTCTCTCAAATGAGGTGTAGTGCCGACGAATGTTTTCGTACCCATCACTTAATTGTTTAAGGATGTTGTTGATACGCTTGACCACGGTAATACCATCGTCATTTGGTTCCTGTTTGTGTATTTTAAGATCACGTGCATGATTTTTAAGAGTCACGAGATATGTTCTTTGTTTTTCACGGATACCCTTGATAGCCAAAATATCAATTCGTGATGGATTCGGATTACCATATTCATCAAAATTATCAGGGTGAATGAATTGCCGGTATCCCAACTCGCGTGCATTTCTAAAATCATTGGTTTTAAGATCCCAACGCTTTTCCCACTTTTCGATAGTACTATTAACCTCATCTTCTTTCATTGATTGGATGTGTTGTTTGAGTAACTCCGTCAGAGCCTCATACTTATTAGGTTCCTTATCAATGAAATGGGTATGTTCCATTTCTATGTATTTACTGAATAACGATTTTTGTTTCTAAGCTGATTTTGGGGGTTGTATTTTGGCAAGCATCTTTATGAGAATCTTGTTTTGGGTTTCTAATTGGTAACAGAGATTGACAAGGGCGGAGCAGACGGTGTCGCCGTCTGGGGTCGCCAGAAGGGAGCTCATGAGACCCGCAAGATCCATACCTTCGTCCTCCTCTTCTTGGAAGAAATCTTCTTCTTCTTCGTCAAACTCAATATCCTCCTCTTCATCGGAGATGATTTCCCCCTCTTCAATTTCATCAACTGGTTCTTCATCCTCAGGGCGAGACGACATTTTAAGCTAGACTGAGAAAAATTGAAATCAAAAATTTCGCACCAGGCGCGATTTTGGTCAGAAAAAAAATGTTGGTATATAGTACAAAAACTCTCACAATGGCCGGTGGTCTCATGCAACTTGTCGCTTACGGCGCCCAAGACGTCTACTTGACTGGTAACCCAAAGGTTACCTTCTTCCAAGCTGTCTACAAGCGTCACACTAACTTCGCGATGGAAAACATCGAACAAACTGTTAACGGTACCGCCGCCGACTCAGGCCGCGTGTCCGTCACTGTTGCCCGCAACGGTGATTTGGTCGGCGACATGTACGTCGAACTTCAATCCGCCGCGGCGAACTCCTTGTCCGCGTCCGGTGATGACTGCAACTGGGTCGCCGAGCGTGCGATCGCGTCCGCTGAATTGTCCATTGGTGGACAGCGCATCGACAAGCACTACCAACGCTGGTGGCGTTTGTACTCCGAGCTTTACTTGGATGAATCCAAGAAGGCTAACTGGGGTAAGATGACCACTGCGATCACCGGTAACACCGTGTACTTGCCTTTGATCTTCTTCTTCAACCGCAACCCAGGTTTGTACTTGCCATTGATCGCCCTTCAATACCACGAAGTGCGCATTGACTTTGACCTTGCGTCCACCTTCTCCACCTACTTGAGCACCTCCGTGTTCAAGGTCTGGGCCAACTACGTCTACCTCGACACCGAAGAGCGCCGACGCTTCGCGCAAAAGGGTCACGAGTACCTCATCGAGCAAGTGCAACACACTGGCTCCGACACCGTGACTGCGGGCTCCACCTCCAACAAGCGCCTCAGCTACAACCACCCAGTCAAGGAATTGGTGTGGTGCTTCAACGACCCAGCGTCCGCGAACACTGCGACTTCCTTGTGGAACTTCACCACCGCTCCAGGTGCGACCTCCATCGTTCTCGAGTCCAACGCGTTCGCTGAAATCTCTGGTAACTGCTATGTGCCAACCACCTTCGCGTCTGGTGTGCCACTCGTGAAGTGCGGTGAAGCTGGTTCCATTGTTGACTTCACCGAAGAAGCTGCGGGTCCATTGACTGACTTCAAGTTGGTCCTCAACGGTCAAGACCGATTCAAGGCCCAAAAGGGTAAGTACTTCAACCAAGTGCAAGCGTACAACCACCACTCTGGCTGCCCATACCCAGGTGTGTACTCGTACTCCTTCGCGCTCAAGCCAGAAGAACATCAACCAACCGGGAGCTGTAATTTCAGTCGTATTGACAATGCTCAAGTCGCGGTCACCATCCCAGCGGCGGCGGCCTCCACCACCATGCACATGTTCGCGGTCAACTACAACGTTCTCCGCATCCAAAGCGGTATGGGTGGCCTTGCGTTCTCCAACTAAGTTGGTATTTTGATCTCGTCTCGTTTCGCGCAATAAAAAATTAAGTTTAAAAAATGTTTAGAACACAATTTTTAAATCTAATATTATAGTAAAAATGGCGCAAAAGCAAACTAAGCAACAGCAGATGGGTGTCTGGATCCCAGTCTCAATTCTCGCTTTGGGTGTGATCGCAACTGTTTTCGCAATGTCACGCAATGGTCGTAATGGGTATTTCAAACTTAAATAAATGGCACACATAATAACAAATGCAGGACGTTTACACAGATGGAAGTTGTCTTGGTAATCCGGGTCCAGGGGGATGGGCAGTTGCCGGTGCGGGTATCAAGATATCAGGTGGACAGGACAAGACAACTAACAATGTGATGGAAATGACTGCTGTCGTTAAGGCGCTTCAACAGTGCCTCGCACGCGACATTCTTGAGATAAGGCTATTCACGGATAGTAACTATGTCAAGAATGGAATAACTTCATGGATTAAAAATTGGAAAAGGAATGGATGGCGCACGGCTGCGGGTGCACCTGTGAAGAATAAGGAACTGTGGATTGAAATTGACACCCTTTCGCAGAGAATGAAACAGGTTGATTGGCGTTGGGTCAAGGCACACAACGGACATCCACAGAATGAATTGGTTGATACAATGGCACGACAAGAGGCGACTGAGATTAAAAATAACCGCGTAAAATAATGGGTGAAGAAGTGGTGTGCGAGCACAATCCGTGGTGTGATAAGCAAGAGAAGCTTCTCAAATCATGGGCGCAGAGAGCTGCGGGATATAGATGGCTCCACAATCACGCCCGTCTTCACTATAAAAAGCAAAATGACTACCTGTCATATCCAAGTATAGTAATAGCGAGTATCACAGGTGTAGGTGGTTTTGCGGTTCTCAACCCAAGTGGGAATGAAGATTTGGACCCCTCTACGAGAACTAAAATTATGATTGTCCAGTACTTTTTTGCATTCCTCAATGTAATTGGTGGTATTCTCACGAGTATTTCAAAGTTTAGTCAAAGCTCTACTCTATCCGAGAATCACTCTGTGATGTGCGTTCAGTATTCCAAATATTATAGAAATATAGATATGGAATTGTCCCTTGAGGCCAAAGATCGTTCATGTGTGATAGATTTTGTCAAGAAGTGTCGTGAAGAGTATGATAGACTTCTTGATGACGCACCGGATATTCCAGCAATATCCATAGAGGCATTCAATTTAGAATTTCCAGATAGAGAAAACAAACCGGATGTGTGTAACGGTCTTAGCATTATAGTGAGTGATGAAACCTCATCAGAACTCGCGTCAAAGAAGGCTGTGACGAGATGGCTTAATGCTATAGCTGGTGTAAAACGAAAAAGTAGAGATATTCGTAGAGATCAAAGTGTGGATGATTTAGCCAGAATGGAAAGCGTTTAAAGAGTTTATTCGTTTTAAATGAAATGGATGATTATATTTTGGAGCTTCCAAACTTTGTGTCACCGGAACTATGCAAGAAGATTGTGAACATATATAAAAACCCTACCGGTGAAAAAATACAACCATCTTTTCCTATATATAGAATTAATGGCGAAG